AATCCTTGATTACCTTGATTACCTTGAGGTCCCTGATTACCCTGAACACCCTGATCTCCCTGTAATCCTTGAGGTCCTTGAGGTCCGGTTGTTCCAGCGCCTGATGATGTCGAGGCAGCTTCTGAGTTTCTTGATTCTGCGATTGTAGATGGAGCAAATGCTCCGGGTGTTCCAAAACTTTGCAATTTAAAACTTTTTGACATTTTATTAACGTCAATATATTATATTTCTTCGAATTCACTATTGTAACAATTCTTAGGAGGAGTTTTGTCTTTGTGAATAAATAATGCTGTTTTTCCATACGAGAATGTGTAATACCAATTCAAATTGCTAAGTTCTGATAGAATAGGCTTTAGAACCTCTTGTATGTCAACAATGTTTCTGTTAAACTTGAATTCTTGAGTCCATATATCCAAATCAAAGTAGTCAGTCTCGTCTGCTCCCAGAATATTTACGAAAATAGCTTCCCTAAGTTGTTTACGTTTGTATTCACAGTACATCTGGGGAAAATCACTTACATTTCCTGAATCTAATTCCAATGGTAAAGCTTTCATTTTAACTAGTAAATATACTTCTTTAAGCAAAATAAATGAATATTAAAGAAAAACGGAGGTATATAAAATGGATAATGCATCATATTTCTTTAATGATAAAGCATTATTTGGTAGTTTCCCAAAGCAAGATGACGTAACACAACTCGAAGAGTACGGTGTTCGTTTTTTTGTAGACTTGACCTTTCCCGACGAAAAAAAAATAAGGAAGTACTCTACCAAATATAAGTATATTAGCTATCCAATAAAGGATAGAAAAGCTCCTTTTCATATAAAAGGTTTTGTTATTTTCTTGAAACGCATACTGCATATTATACACCAACTAACAACAGAAAAACTATACATTCATTGTAGAGCAGGTCACTCAAGATCAAGTCTAATAGTTGCTTGTCTGTTATGCATATTGAAAGGTATCGATGTTGATAACGCTATTTCGTTGACCAGACACTACCATAATCAGAGAAAAAATTTGAAAGAAAAGTGGAAGAGTATCGCACATTTATCAAACTCTCAACTAAAGTTCATATACAAGATCTTTGACAACGTATTCTTTTTCAGAGCATATAAACAGACCAATATTACCTATGGATTCTCTAATTACTCCACTCATTCAGTCAGAGTTCCTAATGTGGGAAAATTCATAAACGCTCAGGTGGCTTACAACGCTTTGAAACGGTCATTCGATGATGAATACGTTAAGAAACAAATGAATGTAAGATCCACTTATGAATCAAACAAAATAGCAAAACAAATTGTTATTTCTAATCAAGAAAAAAACGAAAATATGAAAAGAGTTCTCCTCTTAAAGATTGAGCAACACGACGACGTAAAGGAAAACTTACTAAATACAGCTTTCATGAAGTTGGTTTACAACAACAAAAACGACTTCTACTTTGGATTCGGAGACGGTACAGGTCGAAATGTACTTGGCAATATTCTTATGAACATACGAAAAGATTACACAGAAAAGTTGATTTAAATTTTTTTTTATAATAATAAAATGTCTGATTTATCAAGCGAAGGTAATATTATAAAACAAAACTTGGATGATCTCTATAAAGAAATAAACAGGTTAGGTCGATTTTACGATAAAGCAGTTGTGGAAACCATAAAACTTCAAAACAGGATGAGCAAAAGAGACTATGCCAAACTAGGAATGGCTGAGTACAGACGCGACAAGGATAAGTTGGATACTCTGACTGATAAGACTCTTGAGCAATCAAGAGCTATAGACAACCTCGTTGTTCAAACAGAAGAAGACACAGATGCGTTGATAGTTCTTGTTGAACAGGCATTTGCCCAGTACAACAGTACCGAAAACGCTGAAGAGAAGAAAGAATTGTTGCAGTTTATACAAGAAACTAGAAGTTTCCTTGAAGACAAAGTAACTAAGAGTGACTTGGAAAAGATTCGCAAACCCCAGGCAGTATCTAGAAGAGAAGCTGAGCCTAGAGTTGGTGATTATAGTCCTCCTGAGGAAAAGGTAGAAGTAGTTGAGATTGATGAAGTGGTAGAACCAGATTTTGAATACATAATCGAATCTGATTTCGAGAGAGCCGTTGTGCCTACTTTGATCAAAAATATAAAGATCTTTAATCCAAAGGATGAACCATTTGGAAAACTGAGCAACTTAGCTTATTATCCTATAATATTCGATACAAAACCGCCAATCAACTGCAAAGGACACCTAAAAAACCAGTACAAGACTGTTTCTAATTATGTGTACAGCTCTATGCTGAAAACACCAAGTTACAAACAGAGCGTAGCTTGCTCCAGAACAGATAAGATATACAGTAAGTTCGTGGATTTTTATAACAACGAACAGGAAAATGTTGTCAAAGACTCTGTTAAGGAAAGCAATGATGTGAAGTTTCTCGATCAAAGGCTTAAGCAGTTGTTGCTATCTACTGGTAAAAAGCCTTTGTTTTATATAAGTAATAACACTACTTTAGGCGTTAATCCTCAAACAGGAAAAGGTGATAACTATCTTGGCAAGTACTTAGAGAAACTCAGAGTAAGGCTTCGTGAAAAACCAGTATCTAATCTACCTGATAAGCTGTACCAGTCCTACCTTGTGCTTCAATTTGTTGAAGATCAGTACCTAGAAGGAGAAGACGTGTTCGCTTTTGCAAATTTCACTTTGCCAGATGTAAGAAATTACATACAGGAGAAAGGCCTCACACAGCAGAAATACTCACAGTACCTTAGAGAAGATGAATCATTGAAGAAAAGCCTTGTCGAGCTGTACGAATTTGGACAACTCAACGAAGTTGCCAATTTAGCTGATAACAAGAACATACTAATACCGCTTGTTATTCAGAAAAATATTGACAGAAAAATGAAGCTGATGGTAGATCGACTAATAGTCAAGTCTTATATTCGAGATAAAATCAACGAGTTTGTAGACGACCCAAATGAGTTTAATATGCTTTTGGGCGATGAACAAGAAAAACAAGTAAATGATATTTATAAAAGTTTGTCAGACTCTCAAAAGATGTCAATTCTAAGAGCTTATCGGTCAGGAGATCTAAATGCTTCTACCGTTAGCGCTATCAACGAAGCCATAGAAAGTTCTCGATCAAAGATGACAGACGAAATAGATATTAGCAAGCAGAGAATCGAAATGGTAGAAAACAAAAAAGTTAGAGATTCTTCAACTGTTGATGAACCTAGTTACGACAACGAACCCATATACTTTTCTTCTAATATAAATAACAAGTACCAAGTGTTTTCACCCAATGTTTTCACGGGAATGCTGGAAATAGGAAGCAAGCTCTACCCAAATCCTTGTTATTATTCAGTTGCAAAGCTTCTCACATTGATACCAGAAATTCGAAACCTTAAGAACGCTTATCCCTACCTTTTAAAGGACCCGTCAAGCGCCGATATCAAATACCAATCATTAAACAGTTTCCTTCCCCTTGACGAGGCTACGTCAAATTATCTAAGAGTGAAAGACGGTTCTTATCGAGACAATTTGAGGAAGTATGCAAAAATCGCAATGGATGAGAAATTCCAGGATGACCAGTTCAAGGAGCTACTCCTATTAACAGGGAATAGTAACATTACATACAATGACTTGCAGGATAACATACTAGGAATAGGAAAGGATAAAAATGGTGAAAACTTTGTAGGAAAGTACTTAATGCAAATACGCAATTCTACTTTTGCAGATTACAACACGGCCAAATACCCAATTCTATCCCTGGAGGATATAAACCAGATATACGAATACAAATATGTAAGCAATTGGTTTGAGATGAAGGCGAAAGATATGATATTCTCGTTAAAGCTGGTAAGAGATTTCCTCAATGACCAGTATCTTGAGCAGTTCGGTAGAAAGTGCAGAACACGTAAAGGAGGAGACTGTTTCAACATCGAGGTAGACTATAAACTCAATCATAAAATCATGGAGGTAATTTATAAATTCTGCAAGCCTATAAACAAACAGTACAAAATGGCTGTTCCCAAAAAATTTAGCGAATTCGTTAAGAGAAATATGAAAAACCCTTCAAAGAATGTAATTAAACAACTCTGGGATAGGATACTCAGCCAGTTTGAAACCGTTATGGAAACAGTACCAGTATTCACCCTTTTTACATTTAAGCAATTTACCGTGTTGAATTCTCTTAAGTTGTCACTGGCAAAGTGCGAGAATGATTGCATTGCCTCAGCTTTAGACAACACTATAGAAGACTTACATACTATTCTTAAAAAAATAACAAAAATCGATGTTTTCAATGACCTTAATACCAAATATGCGACGCTTCTAATCCTAGGAAGCAAAAACAAGAGAAAGAAGAACAAATTCGATGACATAGAAGAATCAACTATTGAAGAAGTAGGAGCACAAGAAAGCAAGGTGGGAGAAATCCTTGACGAATTCAGGGAAGAGGAGGTTGATGATCTACTTGAAGACGTTGATTACGCGGAAGAACTAGAATTTGAAGACTCAGGTGTTTTGTCGAAAACTGAAACATTTTATGAAAGCATGGTAGAAATCAAGACTGCTAAGATACCACAAACAACCAAAAACAATAGAATCAGGTATTTTGCCACTATAAAGAATAACTAGTACTGTCTTACTTTCAAGACAAAAATGATATTTAAAACATTATGTTGTTTATATAACAAAATGTCAGTTAAGTTTTCTACTTCTCACCAGGAATACATATTGAACTTTCTTAAGAAAACAGCCAAGAAGTTCAGTATCAACCACGATAGTTTGGTTGTATACTGGACAGAGGGTTTGAAAGAGTGTGAATTCAACAATAACCTGAACAAGCTGAAAAAAGACGAGTTGATTCAGTTGTGCAAGGATAAAGGTCTTAGTTATTCGGGAAAGAACAAGGGACAATTAGTAAATCTTCTTATAAAGTCCAAGGAAGGTGTTACGAAAATAGTTCAGAAGTATAAGCCATTAATTACCATAAAGAAGAACAGACATGGTAACTACGAACATACCGAAACTAAATTTGTATTTGAAAGCAAAAGTAAACTTGTGATTGGTAAGCAGAATGATGATGGTACCATAGACACAAGGCTTTCCGCTGCTGACATCGACAAGTGTAACAAATTCAAGTTTAAGTATATTTTACCGGAAAACTTAGATGAAGCAGTGAACGACTCGTTGAATACAGATGAAACAGAAAAAGCTGATGAAGAAGAGGAAGAAGAAGAAGGAGAAGAGGAAGAAGAAGTAGAAGAAGAAGTAGAAGAAGAAGTAGAAGTAGAAGAGGAAGTAGAAGAAGAAGTAGAAGTAGAAGAAGAAGTAGAAGAGGAAGTAGAAGAAGAAGTAGAAGAGGAAGTAGAAGAGGAAGTAGAAGAGGAAGTAGAAGAGGAAGTAGAAGA